GTAATAAACTTGCACACTCTAAGTTTTCACATGAGATGACTGGATCTCTGGAAGTAACTCTTTCAGTTGTCCGGAAACACTCTTGTGTGTCTGCTTAGATGTGCAGTCCCTTTTATGGATCACTTTTATTTATAGTATTTATTTTATATAATTTGATTGATGATACTCTGTCGCCCTTACATAAATTTGCTTGTAGGCCGCAGTTTAAATCATACAATTTACAACTACCCGCAGTAATTGAAGTATCAAATAATTTCTTTTGTCATTAACTTTCCGACATGAAAGTTTTTGAAGCTTTTGCTTAGAAAATTATTTGGTGTGAGCGATTATGATGTAGGCTCTTGGATTATATAAAATAATTGACCCCTTTGTTGAAAGGATAAATCAACCTCTTTCGTTTTGAAGCGTGGAATTTCAATTCGATTGTAGTAGTGTCATTCCTATTTAGGATACGGTTGGACACATAAATAACTAATCTTCCGCCCAGCTCCTTGAACTATACCATCTACCACTAGGAGTTGTGTAAAATTATGGTGGTCAAAACAACAACAACAATTCTTCACAATCTGGCGGTTCCCAGTCTACCTCCCCCGCTCAGATTCACAATCCCGATAAAATGGTAGACAATTTGTCAACAGACGTTCAACAGGAAACTAATACTACGTATTTCGAACAACGAGCAGTTTTCGATGAGACAACCTTTCCAGGCTCCTCTCTCTCAATGCCTTCAGGTATTGAAGCAGAGATGGCAGAATCACACTGGTTAGCGCGTTCTCAATTATCGAAACCCACTCAAATTTCGCAAGTACAATGGACTACCACTCAACCCTCGGGTACCAACATCACCACATTCACTTTTCCCGAGGTTCTTACGTCCATCGACTCTGTTATTAGGCGAACACTTCAAATGTATGCCTTTTATAAGATGTCCCCTGTATTTAGATTTCAGTTAAACGCCACTCAATTCCATCAAGGTCAACTCATTATTTCTTTCGATCCCTTTAGACAGGCTATTTCAGATAATTATGTTATTTCCTCTACCAATACTACCACTCCCATCTACAATAGGTTTTATGCAACAGGTTTACCAAATGTCAAAATAATGGCTTCAGAATCAGATCCCGTAGAATTAAAGATTCCCTATATACATCCCAAAAATTTTCTTTCATCCAATTCTCAGAATTCTTCAACATACAATATTTTAGGAGAGATTCGTGTTACAGTTTTGAATCAATTGCAAGTCGCTGAGGGAACTACGCCCTCTTTGACTCTGACAACTTGGGTTTACGCTCAAGATGCTTCAGTGCATGTGCCAATTCAGTTTCACGATCTCAGTGTACAGCCAACTTCTCTTATTTCTACTATAAAGTCAGGTATCTCCCACGGATCGAATTTAATAGGAAATTTTGCAACCGGAAACTTCGGAAAAGGATTACGCAACGGACAAGGATTAATTGATGATTTAGGTGAGCTGTTTGGATTTGATTATCCGAATAGGCCCCTAGGTCCGGAAAATACCATCAAGAATGTTGAATCTTTGGCTAACGCTCGAGGAGCTACTCGCTCTGAAAGGCTCGCCTTAGATCCAGTGTCAGGACATCCCGTGGATGTAGAAGAAACTACAACCATGGAGGAGATGAATATCTCTCGGATCATACAAATGCCCATGTTAATAAATCAAACTTCATTCCCATCAACAGCATCCCCACAACAAATTTTATATTATATCCCCGTCTCTCCCCTTCTTTCAGCGAATGCTGGCACCTATAATGGTCGCACTATCACTCAGCCTTCCTATCTTGCTTATCTAGCGCAGTTTTTCTGCTTTTGGAGAGGCTCGATTCAATTTGAATTCGAGTTTATCGCCACTAGGTTTCATTCAGGTAAATTGTTAGTTGGTTTCATACCAAATGACAACCCAGAAGGTCTCACATATCAGGCTATTTCAACATCAACACCTTCTGCAGTGATAGATATTCAGCAAACGTCGAAAGTTACCTTTTCAGTCCCCTTCCAATCAACAACAGCCCTTAAATATGTAAATCATATAGATGACAACTTCGACGAAACAATTTTAGGTTATTTAGTAGTAGCAGTACAGAATCAGTTAACTCATGCATCCAACGTCGCTCCTGCAATTGACATTAATTTGTACGTTAGAGCAGGCGATGATTTTTCTTATTTAGTTCCCAGAGCTCCCGATATTGATTTTAGAATAGAACCCCCAGATACAGCTGAACCAACTTCAGATGTCACCTTCCAAACTTCCCGCACAGGTCAAGAAGACTCTTCCACTCCTGCTGTACTTTCTCATGGTCAATCGTCAATCAAGCCTAAACCAAGGTTTGGTGAAACGTATGGCCTTATTGATTGTATACGCAGGTTTAATCCCATGTTAGATCCCCTTTCAGATTCTGCGATAACTTTGCCAGGTACTGGTGAAGGTCGTTATACTTTTATTTCCGTTCATCCCGTTTTATTTTCACAAGCTAAACAGTATACCCAAACTACAGATTATAATTTCGTATCTCTTCCTTCTTACATTTCTTTAATAGGCAGACTCTTTTCTGCCTGGTCAGGTTCTCTTAGATATAAATTCGTAACAACATCCCCTCGTACTTCAGATCAGTCTCTATCAATTTATCATATTCCCGATGTAGCAGTTAGAAACCTTTCAGCTGGTGGCTCAATTACAGATTATTCAGGATACGCCGCCGCTCAGACAGATTTAGCTCAGAACACCTCTTTGGAAATTGAGGTTCCCTTTTATTCCATTTATAATTTTCTCTTAACCCAACCCACTTCAACAGAAACTTCAGGAACAATTTCTTATTTAAATGATCACAATTATCCTTACATCAATGGTATGCTTAATTTAGTTACCTCTCCCCTCATCACTACTGAGATTAAACCGACTGTTTATATAGCGGCCGGTGAAGATTTCAGATATTTCTATCTTAGGTCCCCTCCCACTGATTTATCAGGTAGGTATAAGTATGTATCCACAACTCGTCCCATCCCTTAGGAATTTCATTTTATAGGAACATTTTCACCTCATAGCAACACTCCCATTGTTATGTTGTACCCCTCCCCTTTCATAATTGCCTTCCTAGTTTATCTTGTGCAGTTTTTATCCCAGAAGATTGCATTGACCTGCTGTGTAACAGGTGTTGCATGGTAATGACTACTAGGTATCCATATTCACGGCTCGAGGGCCACAGGGTGAAAATCCCTACATTCTAGTGTGAAGCGAAAGATAAGCTGGAAATTGAGAGAAAGCTATTCAAGGATAGTGTCGTGCAGCTCTTAGGAGTAAAGGTGAGTAACGTAATATGCCTTATGAGCTCTCGACTTCTCAACACATTTCTTTGCCCAGGTAGTGGATCACAACGTGAATGGTCCCATAATTAGGGGTATTGTAGGTAAAGGTGCTTCGACATGTATAAATGATCGAATAGCGATAACCGGCCGTGACTACAGGGACCCCCTTTACAAAAATGGAGGCACAAACCACAAAAACCTTGGGAAAACAAAACTTTTATGAAAACAATGCATTTACTTCTCAGAATCTTGAAGACATGTCTGAGGATGAGTTAATAGCTCTGCTTGGTGCCTCTTTATCACCGGCAGCTGCGAAAGCCGTCCAAAATCAGTCGTGTTCAAAGAAACGACAGAAGCTGGCCAAGAAATTGGTCAAACTCCCCACTCCTCGAACCCGCAAAGCGAACTTACGTTTGCCAAAATGGCGTTCTGTGGAGCCCACAAGTTATATCAAGACGGATCTACTGTCTGCTAATGAGCCGGAGCAAGTGGAGCCTGACGTTCACGATGATTATCCATTCGTGCCCGTTCAGCCTCCAACTGCCCCGCCCCATTATCAGGCAATAGATTTTATTGAAAATGCCATTTTGAATCTCACCCGTCCCGGAACTTCTGAGCAGGAAAGACTTCTTCTCTGTTTGGATTTCGACACCCCCATCACCCCATCCCAATACCTTCGTATCAAACAACATCACTTGGAATTTGTAGCTAGTGTTTTGACTGAGGTTTTGTCTGAGTACCGCATATCAATGCCAGATTTCTATTATAGAACTATGGCTCTTCGACATATCGAATTGATTGCGGCTGCTAATGCAAAAAGTCAGTTGAAACGCAAAGTTGTTAAATTTCGTGCTATCCGAAGATTTACCAAATATTTTGAAAAATGGTTATTCCGTTTATCGTTCAATTATTTGTTCGATAAGCGTGTATTCCCAACCGTGGAACCCACTTCCCGTATCACAAGCGTGCTTTCAGGCATAGGAGCCAGCGTATTTGCTGGATATAACTTCTATAAGGCTGGAACAGGCGATGACGATACAACTAGTAGGTTTATCATGAATTGGGCTATGCAAGGAATTTCTGTTATTCAATCAGGTAAATTTTTGGATTGGTTGTTATGGATACTTTCATTCATCAACATTTTCACCCCCCTCACAACCGTGGCAATGGATTTGTTCAATCTTTTGGAAAAACTGTTAGCTAAACTTCCATCATTTGGTTTTGGTCCGCAACAAGCAACTGTAGGACAAGCTGCAGAACCGACATCTCTTACCGAGGTGTTCTCTGTGGCTTCGACTTCCTTCGCAGGAATAGCAAGCAATGTTGGAACAATAGCAACAGTATTGAGTATCTTCACCGTATGTGTTAGTAGTATGATGCTCGGACTTAACATTAGAGATGTCTCTAATGCTGAGGGAATTGCCTCTAAGTTTGTAAAAGCTGGAGTAGCAATTTCTAAAGGTAAGTCCGGTCTATATGCTATTATAGCTATGATTGGAGATCTCAAACCATGGATTGAACAAGCTCTGTCCTCCATGGCCTTGATTAATTTGGACGACGCGTTTTCGCGAGCTATTTTAGCTTGTGATATTGACGACACTTCTTCTCTCAAGAAAAGTGAAATCTTTACACACGTCGAGTTTTTGACTAACCCCATTAACTATCTTCAGATTAATCAAAGTCATGATGAACAGATCAAATTGTCATGGACCCATTCCGTCCTTTCCCGAGTTCTTGAAACAAACGCTAAAACTAATGTTTTGGGCCCTGCTGCTGTACAGCTTTTAACTAAGCATATAGCAGAATTAAACAAGGTTCGAGCAGCGGTTTATCGTTATGTCAAGGACGAGGATACCCGATTTGTCCCCTTTTGGATTAATATATTTGGTCTTGCTGGTACAAGGAAATCTACATTCATGTCAAAGTTGGCGAAGACTCTCATTGAGGCTCTACGTCGGCTTGGTAAGTATGAAGTAAACGGTTCAAACAATATTTATTCAGTGAATTTCACAGATAAGTATATGACCGGATACAAGCAGGAAATGTGTGTGCTCATTGATGATATATTCCAGGACGCTTCACCTTTAGGTGATCGCTCATCAGCCTTGGATATTATCTCATGGGTATCTAACATCCCGCATCATACGAATCAAGCAGCTTTGGATGATAAAGGTTTACCTTTTACCTCCAAGATCATTATATCAACTTCAAATGTCCCCCCTAGTGCGCTCAAACGGAAGGAAATTGTGTGTGACGATGCTCTCAAACGACGTATGAAGTTTGCAGTAGAGTTTGTAATAGATGAAACTGCAGATTTGGATCCACTCTTAGGAACTAGAATTAGGATTTTCCGAATAGAGCCTTTAGGTTCTGTGACAGATAGAGTCCCGATTAAGAATTCCCAAGAGTTGTGTTCTCTCATATTGAAGGAGTACATTGCGTGGTATGATCTACAGCAACGATTAATCAAGAATGGAGGCGCTGATGATATTTGTGTAGCTCAAATGCTTGCAAGTTTAGGCTTGAAAGAAGAGTTAAGTAAATCAGATATTAAGGCGGCTTCAGACGATGAATTCGTGGATGTATCACGGTCTGTACAAGACAACGTAACACCAATTCCCGATGTTGAACCCACTTCCCTCATTTCCTGGTGGAAAGAGTATTACTCATCCCTAGGAAATTCCCCCCCTCACATCACCCACATCAATGGTATTGAACAATTCGACATTCAATATCATCCCGACAAGGTCGAAATCAATCAATTGTATTATGTTTATGCAAAGGAAAGATGTCCCGGTTTAGATATTACTCCTCGTTCTCTTATTGATTTTGCAAAATCTGTTGAAAAGCATCGAGCTGATCTCAGATCTGCGCAAGAACAATTGACAGGAGGATCTTCTTACATACAACGCTGTATCGCCATTCTTAAGGAACGGCCATTGTGGCAGTATCTGGGAGTTGCTCTAGGTGCTCTATTAGCATATCGGTGGTTTACTTCAGGTCCGAAAGGACATCCCGAAGTTACCGCCATTCAATATGACTATGGAAAACCAATTAGACAGCCCCCTAAAATTGCTAAAGTGGTCACCCCTACTAGTGGTGTTATGGACGCGTATAGAGATGATTTTACTACAACTGGAACTGACGCCAATGCTATGGACTTAGTACTAACCTCTCTCATAGGTAAAGGAGGAATATCGCGCTTAGTCGTTCCTCTAGAAGATAACAAGTGTGAAACTGCGGTAGCTGTGAGAATAGGTGGGACCTGCATCTTAGCGAATCACCATGTCTTTACCAAATTCAAGGAAGGACAAGAGTTCGTGATAGAAATCCCACATTATTTGAATGCTATGAAACCAGTTCGGCAAAAGTTTTCTTCAAAGAGGCTTTATCGAATCAAGTCAGCAGATGCTTGTGTCTATAAGTGCGACAATTCAATGCCTTGTGCAAAGAATATCGTACGACATTTCTCAGCTGATGATGTGATGATAAAGTCGACTAGTGCTATAATTGCTACCAGGAATCCAGAGGCCATGTACGTTTCTAATGTTATTGCTACCCCTGTTACAAAACCTCTGAGTTACAAAGATGAATTTGGAACAACTGAATATTCTACTCTTGGAAGTTATGAAGTTTCTAACTACGTAACAACCAAAGGTATGAGTGGTTCATTATTAGTTGCTTTGGATCCTTACAACAATAAAAAGTTATTAGGCATTCAAACTTCTAGAAACACCCATACAAAAGCAGGATACTTTCAGCCCATATCTGAATCAATGTTACTCGAGGCTCTGAAAGGCGTTGGAGAAGATTTATCTTCTACTCCGGCAGACAGAGATTTTATAGCAGAGGCCTGCTCTTTCGTTTACGACACTGCTTGTCCTCCTAATCTTGGAAAACAATCCCTCATTTACCTCGGCACACTGGAAAAATCTTCTCAAATTCAATTTCAGAAGAAGTCGAAATTACGCCCTAGTTTGGTCCAAGACGAGGCGACTTTGACGAAAGCACCCGCTGCTTTAGATAAGTATGACCCTCGCCTTTGTGACGAAGTTTATGGAAAAGATCTAATGTTTAAGAACATTGAAGGCTACGATCAAGCAAGCTATGGATCCTTGGATTTAACCATCCTTGATGAAGTTACTGAAATGATGGCAGCTGAATATGCGTGTAAGAGATCAGTTCCAGGTATAACTAGACGACTTTTGGATACGAATGAGATGATTAATGGAATCCCCGGAAAAATCAACCCAATTGATATGACAACATCCCCCGGTTATCCATTCGTTAAGCAGAGAAAACTCACTGGTGTCAACGGCAAATTCGAGTGGTTTGATGAGGTCATTGCTGATGGAGGTAGGAAGACGTATCTTCCTAAATCCATCCTCAATGATCGCATTAAATTGCGAGAAGATGCTGCTCAAAACGGGCAAAGAGTCAAATCTTTAGCATATGCATGCTTAAAAGATGAAACTCGACCGCTCGCTAGAGTAGAAAACGGCGTTACTAGAGTGTTTATTTGTTTACCTATGGATTACAATCTCCTCATCCGAAAATATTTTGGCATGTACACAGCAACTCAGCATGCGCTTGCAGGTCGTATACCTTCTAGCGTAGGGATTGATCCCGTAACTGGTTGGAAAGGCTTGTATGACAGGTTGAGATCGAAGGGAGACGAATGGGAAGATTTTGATTACAAAAACTGGGATCAGTTCTTACATCCTGAGTTTGTGAAGCGTTACGCAACGATTGTTAATAAGTGGTATGGCGACACTGATGATTCCCCCAGCGGAAAAGTTCGCCATGTCCTTATGCAAGAGTTGGTTTATACTTACTTGATTGTCGGAAGTAGATTGTTCTTGAAAACAGGTGGACAATGCTCCGGATGCGCTATCACTGCTGAGATCAATTGCGATATCCATGATATAATCATGTTTTACGTATTCTACATGCTGGCCATTAAGAATAACATCTCTGTAAAGTGTTGCGAAGACTTATTAACCTATTATAGGGATAATGTCGAGCTTGCACTCTATGGGGATGATATTGTTAAGTCATCATCTAAATACGTAACACAATGGTTTAATGGTAAAACAATTGCTCCTCTCATGACAGACATCGGGATGAAAATTACTCCTGCTGACAAGGAATCGGTCGATTTCGTGATTAAGAAGCCTGAACAAGTGACGTTCCTCAAACGAGGATTTAAGCCTGATTCTAACTACCCAGATCGGTTTGTTCGTGCCCCGCTGGATCATAAAACAATTTGGAATATCCCTCAGTGGATTAAAAGTTGTGATGATTTGCAGGGAGCAACACGTGTGAACTGTGAAATGGCTCTCCGAGAAATGTATATGTACGGAGAAACTAATTTTAAAAATGCTCGCGATTATCTTAATAAGCGTATCGAGTTGTACAACCTTGTGCATCCCGGAGCTGAGATTCGTCCTTTGACGTTGACCTACTCTGGACTCGAGAAAGCTTACGAGGAAGGAACGCTAGAGATCTGTTACCCGAAAGGGTGGTTTGATCCTCTGGAGGAACCTTCTTTAATTGAGTGATCAAGAGACTCTATTTCAGAAGAAATATCGAAGGTTAACCCCTTGAGGGTTTATATCGAGAAATATTTTGTTTTGGAGATTTAGA